ATAATAAAATTCCTAATAAAACCCATCTCCAACTCAGTGTTTAACTGAGAGGGAGTTATACTTGTTAAAAGGGATACACTAAATTATTTTAATGACCTTTTCTTATATGTTATTATATCAAATTCCATCAAAAAAGTCAAGACATAAATTTTTTATGCTCTCTTTAATTCTTCTATCTCTAGGGCCTGAGCGTCCACCAAACCTTTTAGCTCCTGAACTGCCGAAGCTAGTACGGCTGTTAGTCTACTATAGTGTACACCCTTGGCATCTTTTGCTACTGCTGTAGGGTATATATCTTGCACTTCCTCGGCAATAAACCCCATTTCTGCTTCTCCTGTAGTAGTCTTAACGTAAGATACTGGATTTAGTTTCATTACTGTATCTAATTGTGGAGCCAGCGTATTAATCGCTGTTTTAATTTTTCTCGAGGAAGACTCGGTTATAGTACCTAATACCGTTAGATCCCCTGTAACTGTCATATCCCCTGAAGCATCTAGGCCTACGTCTTTAAAAGCCGCCCCTGTATACACCTGTAGTTTACTATTAGCTGTGTCAAAGAATAACTGCCCCGCTACTAGTGATGTAGTAGGTGCCGCTGCTCCACTGTTAGAGCTTTTAATAGCTGTTAGTGCGTTATTAATATCAGCTCTAGTTGCTGGGAATGCTTGGTTTGAAATGCTATAATCGTGTGTTGCCATAATTTAATATCCTGTACTAATCCAATTGAATGTTTTTTGTGCAGCTGCCGCGCTGCTGTTATAAAAAGTTACCGTAAACCCAGAAGCTGTACTACTACTAATAGTCCAGTAATCTCCTGTGTCGGCATCCTGTAAAGTTATACCTACCGTAGGTGTAACTTTATAAGGGGTACTATACGTTACTACTTCTGTACCATTGTTAGTACCAGAAGAACTAGTAACCCCTGAGTTTCGTTTTATAGTATCCGGCATATCTATAGATATAGATAGCTCGTCTACTTGTACGTTATGCGAAGTGTCCCCACTCGTCATCTTAAGTCTAAACTCCAAAGCTCTTGCGAAGTAGTCCCCTACCAGGAAAGGTGACCAAGCACCCCAAGTAGGGGTACCTGCGGGGTCATCCTGCGTAAAGCGTACTTCTAATACTACATTAGTATCTGATATATCTGAGCCATCGAATGTTCCTGATTTGCTGTCAAAATCTCCTGTAGCAATGTCGAATAGATCCATTACTGCTACACCTAAACTTGATACGGTGGCTGTTACTCTACTAGTGTATATAGCCCCCAAGTCAATATCTTGGTCCGTAAAATAGTAATAACCTAAGGTGGGTATATCCCCTTCTATTCTATAGTTTGCTTGATCTGTTTGCCCAAATAGGTTATCAGCTAAAATTACGTCATTATATGCATTTATAGAGCTAATAGTACTTATCTGTGCCGTATCTAGATTTCGTATAATTTTATACCTATGATCTGCGTCAGTAAATGTAACCCCTGTATCTCGTAATATACTATTAGGTACTTCTATTCGGTAGCCCTCTCCATCTTGGTTATCAAAAATCCCAGTAGATAGGACCAGTTCAGTACCGTCTACCCTAGATGAAACAGTAGCCGTTGTATTATCGGTAGTATTTCTTACTAGTTTACCGATATACTCATCTGTAAAAGAGGCTGAGGGGTCATATAACCTATCATACCCGGGCTCTACCTCATACGTGTGCCCATCTTTATCGTCAAATATACCAGAAGTTAGCCCCAGCTCTGTACCACTGATATAACTGGACACTGTAGTAGTAGTACTATCCGTGGTATTTCTAATTGTTCTCCCCACTAAAGCGGAAGTAAAGGAAGCACCTGTGTCTCTTAATCTGTTGGTGTCATTATTTACAGTGTAGCTGTCCCCCTCTTTGTCATCAAATATACCAGAAGTTAATGTTAAATCGCTAGAGCTAACGTACGCGCTAACAGTGGTTTCAGTGCTTCTAGTAGTATTTTTTATAATGTTGCCTACCATACTGGAAGTAAAACTACCAGTACTATCATATAATTTAGAAGCCCCGGCCTCTATATCATACGAGTGAGTATCTTTATTATCAAAAATACCTGAGGATAACGTTAATTCTGTACTACTTACATATGTAGATACCGTTGCAGTAGTACTATCATTAGTGTTCCTAACTGTTCTACCTACTAAAGCCGATGAAAAGGAAGCACCTGTATCTCTTAAGTAGTTAGGACCTGCTTCTAGTTCCCAAGCGTCCCCATGATCCCCACTAAATAAACTGGAGGACAAGGTTACTAAAGTGCTACTGTCTACAGAACTTATAGTCGCTGTTCCCCCATCCGTAGTGTTACGTACAGTCCTACCTACATCCCCTGAAATGAAGGAGGCCCCTGTATCCCTTAGCTGGGAGTCCTTAGTCTCTAGACGGTAGGAGTCTCCTGCACCACTAAATATATCAGAACTTAAGGTTAATACTGTTCCACTATCTACAGCAGATACCGTAGCTGTGGTACTGTCTGTAGTGTTACGTATAAGATTGTTTAGCCAAGTAGAGTCAAAGGAGGCGTTATCATCCTCTAACTTATTAGTAACATGAGTTACATCATCAAAATTGCCTGATCTATCATCAAAATTGCCCGTAGCACTATCTACAAAATTAGCTGCTTGATAGTCCGTACTACCTACGTTTAAAATAGCATTATGGGTGCCCGAAGCCCTTGAGTCATCATGGGTACCAGTACCTAGACTATCGTGGGACCCAGTAGCTATATACTCATCATAAGTACCTGAGCTCACTACATCATCTTCATGAGTACCCGTTACGTAATAAGCATCGTGAGTACCTGAAGATACACTAGCAGGGTTAAGCTCAATAGTATTGTCGCTAGAATCGTAAAACACATTTGAATTTCTAGAGTCATTGATGCCCGTATAGGCCGTGCCGTTACCGAATGTAGTATGTTGATTAGACGTATAAACTACATTTAGTCCTAAGATATCGGCTGTATTAGATATAATATACCCTGCATTGACGGATTCATTACCCGTGGAGTCCAGTGCTTTGATTAAGTAGGCTCCAGATAGTAAAGGTACAGATACATCAGTAGAAGTACCAGGTACTGTTTTATTAACATCTGTAGATCCTGCCCAGGTTACTCCACTAGTTTTACTAGTATGCCTAATCCAGTAATTACCCCCGGTAATTACATCCAGGTCTGAGACAGCTGTCCAACTTAGGTACGCCTGATCCCCTCTAGCGACCATATTAAAGTTAGTTACGTCTCCAGGGGCACTTGTTTTACCATAAATTTCCTGCTCTAAAGATGCGTAGGGTGAGTATAACATTAGAAAATTCTCCTTGTTTTAACTCTAAATTCTAAAGTTCCTGCAGGTGCATCATCAATAGTGATACTTTGCGCAGAGGTTTCCCCCATAGAGGTCCAATTTGTAAGAGCAGGGGCCTTTCTTCTCCACTCTACATAATAAGAGGCTACATAAGGGTAAGTAGTAGAGGTCCCAGGAGTTTTAGGTGCTTCCCAGCTAAAAGTGGCTCTGTTCTTAATATTCCTCATAGAATCTACATATAGTTCTTCTGTAATCTCCAGGCCTGTAGGCTCTGGGATAGCGTCCCCTGGATCAGGTATATTACTTATACTCTTTGAAGAGAAGGCTAAGTTATCCTCTATGTACCCATACTTAGCTCCATGGTATCTAAGAGCACTAACCCCTACTGTATTAGGTTCGGTCTCTTTAACGCTAAGAACTCTGAAATCAGCCGCCTCTACTGTTCCTATCTCTTCTAATACCCACATTTGGCCAGTTGCAGGCGTATTAGTGAAGGCATTAGCACTTACTAGTACAAATTCGGTTACACTCTCAGTAGTAGTTACCGTAGGTAAATCTCTACTTTCTACCCATATATAAGGCTTCCACTCATTATCTGGGTTGGCATTTATACAATCAGCCTTAGTGGTCTGCGCCTGCTTAACATTTCCATACACACAAGCCTCTTCTGTATTTATTACAGATAGCTTATATGATTTCCCACTTGTTACTGAAGTAGCTGCATCTAATTTAATAGTAGTAGTAGTACTCCCTGTCCCAATACGCCCTCCATACCTAACTCCTGCTCTATGCCCATCAGCTATTTGTATCAAGTCTCCTGGGCGTATCGCAGCTCCTTCCATTCCTGTAGTGAAGGCAACAGTCTCTGTTTCATATCTCTCTGTGTATAAGATCCAGCGGCCTAATCTATTAGCTTGCCCCTGAGAAGTACACCCTACAGCCTTAACATCTGTAGAGAATATCTGATTACCCGCCTCTACTATACCCACCGTATCCTCCACATACTCTACATTAGGACGATAAAAATCTTCTGGGTTGTTCCAAGTAACATAAGCTACATTGTGTCGTTTTTTCTTAGAAGTGCCTTCGTATATAAAGGCACCCCCCTCTACATTAGAATCCGAAAAAAGCATTACAGGTTCTTTAGGAGAATCCTGAATGCCCGTAACTTGCCCGCTCTGCCAATATAACATTCCTCTAAATGCAGAGGCTATATCATTTAGTACCTTAAAAGCTTCGTGCTGTCCTTGTAAGTATAGATTACAGGCAAAACGCGCCTCTTTGCCTCCCCATCCATCATCAACTCCAACAAAGTTCCCAGAGGTGTCCACAGCATCACAATACCTACCTATTTCGTATAGAGCCCACTTATCCATACTGTTAGCATCTAACCACTTACCTAAGCCATACCTTTCCTCACTGCATAGATCATATAGGATCCAAGCAGGGTTACAAGTCCAAGCAGTAGTAAAAGTACCGTCCCAGGACCCTGAGTATAAAGTGTCCCCTACACTAGTACCCGCCCAGTCATAGCCCCCTGCAGTACACCTATCCTGTCTTCTAATAGTTGCAGCTGAGCAGTGCCCGGGGTCATAAGAAGTGTAATTACTAGGTACTTTTACCTTTACTCCTTTTATTTCATAGCCTCTATTAGGGATACTGGAAAATTGTTCAGCATTGAATGTCATCCCTATAAGAGCACTATTAGGGTACCTTAGTTTATTATCTATTACTATTGAGTACGCAGACCAGAATAGCTTATTACTAATTTTAACTGTACTAGAGTCCGCTGTTATTCGTTCAACTTTAATAGATATAGTAGTAAACCCAGACGACTTCCAACTACTAGGTATTTCTATACGGTATCCTCTTTCATACCTAGTAGTGGTTTTACCACTGAAACTATCATTTACTGCCTCTACCCACGACCCGTTGTTGTCTTTTTCTATCCATATTTTAAAACTTAGCGTAGTTCCATTTACATCTCCTTCTTCATTATCACCGTCCATAAGAGAGGGTGTAAATAGTAGTACAGTTACTGCGTCTGCTACGGTACTAGAAAAAGTCTTAATGATAGGGCCAGGGGATAGCTTCTTTACTTCTAAATTCACGCCTGACTGGGTGACTGTACCTGGGAAACCTGGAATATAGGTCTGGGAGTTAGTTCCTACTCTCGTAGCATACTGTACATTATCAAAGTTACTAGTGCCGTCTGCATTTATTAAAGGGGTCTCATCCAAATAAATATGGGAATCGTATGTATTTATACCAACAGACCCATTAAACCCGCCTGTTCCTAGTAACCCTACTATTTCCCCTTCTGATATTAGGTCTACTATTTTTGCTGTAGCAGTAGAGAACAGGGAGTCATCTGCTTCTATAGGCGCTCGGCCCCCTCCTTTACCCCCTTTAGACCCGGAAATATTGCCATCCCCTAATCCTGCATTATGCACCCTAATACCATTAGCTATAAATGTGTGTTGGTTTTCTACAGTCAGATTATAAACAGTACAGCTCTCTAGTTTATCAATCCCCGTTATAGGGCGTAAATGATTATTCTCATCCACTAAACAATCGTCGAAGCCTAGTTGCCCTATCTCTACAAAAGCATTATACTGGTTTAGTACCCAATGGTTTGGTGTAGCATCTATATACTCTCCTCCCCAAAAATGATACCTATTTACAGGGTTATCATCGTGTACATGAAGTTTTAAAACTTTAGCAATATGTACTTTTCCAACATCATCAAAACTTAATACCTCATCCCCCTCTTTAAGAGTTGAAATATGTACAGTACCTTTAGCAGTTAATACATTAGTATCCCCAGTAAAGCACCCTTTAGATCCTCTTGTAAAATTAATTTCGTTGCTCATATTCTACTCCTCGGGGGTTACACCGGCGCTAATAACTGCTCCGCCTATTAATAATTGTCCGTAACATACAGGCACAGGGACTCCCTGCATAGAAGTATTAACGGGACCTAAGGACTTATTGTCTGAGAGTTCAGCATCTTTAGGGGGCCCAGGAGGGGTAGGCGCTAGCATCTCTGATACTCCTGCCAATACTAGCCCCGTACCTACAGACATCGCCATAGAAGCTGCAAAATACCCGGCGGTGCTAACCGTCATTTCTGCGAATACCCCACTACCCACTGTACCACCAACCCCTGCAGCAATTACAGGCCATGCAAAGTAAATTATTATTGCACCTATTATTATTTTCCCCAGGCTGGACTTACTCCCTAGTACTACAGGGACTATTTTTATACTTTGTCTGCCCAAAGGCCCAGACAATTCTGTCTTTACATCTTCAATAGGCTCGTTACCTACTATTATATGATACCCTAGCCCTCTTTCCTCTGAAGAACCTAAAAACTGTCTAAAGCCTGGGTTATTAGAGTTAAGTGCTCTGATAGCTTCCGCGGGGGAGGTTACGTCTAATGACCACTCCTTTCCATATTTATCTGCTAATTCTCCGTATAACGTTACTTTATTTAACATAGTGATTTGTGCCTTAGATGGTGCGTTGTATGTTTTCTCCAGTATCCCCCATATAATTCCTTATTTGAGAGTCTACCATGTACATGGTGTAAAATTTTATCTCCTTCGATAAAAACTGCCGCGTGGTTTGGTACAGGTGAGATTAAATTTATTAAAAATATATCATATTTTCTAATATCATTTTCTTCTAGTATCTTTACAAAACCCTGCTCTTTATAGTTTTCTAAATATCTATTCTCCCCTTTGTCCCACCAGCCATCTTGGCCACTAAAACACTGAAAATCTATATTTAGCTCTTTTTTATAGTAATCTCTAAGCAAAGTACAGCAATCTAAAATTCCGTAACTGAACTGTCTACCAATAATTGGTGCTTCATACCCTGAAGGCTCCCAACTACATAATTTGTTACCTGGCCAGCTTAAAATATGCCAAGGTAGTTTTGTTGCCTCACAAGATATCTTATCCCCCTCCGAAGGGTTACACCCATCATTAGGGTGAGAGTGGCATATACCTAAAATAGTACCGGAATCCTCCGCTTCCGCGTAACTTACAGGATCAATCGTGAAGTACTCTTCAGGCTCTTCAGCTATATTACTTGCTGGAAAGTACCTTTCTTTCTTCCCCACCCCCAGTATAAAACCACATGCTTCTTTGGGGAACTCTATTTCTGTGTGCTTTCGAAAACCCTCTAAAGTCGCCTCATTCATCGTACTGATCCCATTCTTCTACCAGCTCCTGGGAAGCCTCCAAAAGGATTTTCTAAAGGCTCAGGGAACCTAAGCTCACACGCTGTAAATGTTTTAGAACATACATCATCAGCAGAGGAAGAAACAGAATTATTATTAGTATCCCAGTAACTAGACCCAGCGTACCCACATTCGACCCCTTTATACAACCAAGGGCATGAATTAGACACTATAACTCTAGAGGGTAACTTTATACCTATAACATCGTATGCTGCGCTTAACTCAAATTCTATATGAGTGAACGTCTCAACAGCTTTTCTATCTATATACCATATCTCATCTGTAAAGTGAGCTGTATCATCCGCTATGGCGTTAGCGTACCAAATACCAGGTCCTGCAGCCGCTTCACAAGTACTTTGGGTGTACTCCGTCCAAGTACCTGCAGATCCGTTCTTATTAGTATCTAAACAATCATCCTTACTAAGGCTTGGGTCAGACCCGGACTCTCCTGTACATACCCCTCCCACAGGGTACCCGTCTGTGTAGCAGTAGTTATCTAAGTATTTAGCGAACGTTTTCTTACGAGTGACTTTTGACCCTACCAAATCGTTATAATCATTGATTACTCCTGATAATAGTGAAGTAATATTAGCTACCGTTAAATTAGGTCGAGGTATAGATCCTTGTGCGGAAAACTCGAATCCAGAGGCTTCAATAGGGAGCCCAGAGTATTTATTCCCTTGCCATACTATTTCTTGTAACTCTGCGTTATAGCCTCCGTTGAACCATCTAAACTTAGGTACAGTAGAAGGCGCCGACCCTGCAGATAGATCTAACTCAAATAGCTCTACTATACTACCAGGTGTTAAACTATTTATATCAGTTGTAATTTTATTACTCATAGGATTCCTTTATGGTTCGAATACTCTGTTGAATGTTGCAGTAATAGTCCTATATCCACTTATATCCTCTTTAACACTCCATTTAGCACAGGTGTACTTTTTATAAGGGTAGATAGTATATGTCTCCCCGCTAGCTAGTATATCCGCGGCTAAAGATAGTTGGGTGGCACTATCTATGGCCGTTACTGTGGTGGTTGTAGGGGTAGGAGTGACTACTACCGTAGGAGCTGAGGTATACCCGCTCCCGCCAGCTACTAATGTTATTGCTGTTATTACCCCTGCACTAGATACTACTGCAGTAGCAGAAGCCCCTGTACCCCCTCCTCCTGTGAAAGATATTGAAGGCAATGAAGTACTATTGTACCCGCTTCCTCCAGTAGATACCGATACAGACGCTACAGCATCGGCTGACAAACTAGCAGTACATACTCCTCCGGTACCTCCGCTATCGGTAACCGTAGTATTTAAATAACGATTAGTAAAGTATTGACTAGTATCTATAAGTTTCTTAGTAGCAGTACTAGTAGTGGTACTAGATATACTATACCCTACTGGGTACCAATCGAAAGATGTAACTCCTCCTTGGTCCTCTAAGAATTTTATAATCTTATTAGTTTCCGCTACAGGCCTGTTTTTCCACTCTAAGCTCCACTGTTCGGGTAAATTATTTATACCATCTACAGTTCTTTGCTCATACCCGTCCCCATAAGATACAGTGAGTACCTTAGGCTTTTGTTCCGTTTTCATCCCTCTATCAGGGTTACTATTTACTTCTGTGTTAAAATTTGGCATAATTAATACGGACTAAGTAGTCCTCCTGGTCTTTGTTGGTTAAGTAGCTCTTGTTGAATAACTTGAGTCATCATTCCCCCTAACTTGTTAAAGTCTGGCCCATTAGACCCCTCACTTGCTTGAGCAGAACTAGTAGTAGTACCGTCACTGGCAACGTTAATTGTAACATTAATGTTATTCTCGGTATTGTTTTCAGTAGCAGCCCCTTTTCCAATCATTGCTACCGGGATAGCTCTACCATCCGGTAAAGGAACAATTGCTTCATTATCCTTACCTTCCCCCACTAGTCCAAGTGTAGGCTTGGTTACTACTCCCCCTTTTGCAAAGGCTTGGAAGCCTCCTCTAAGCACGTTACCGTTAGCACTCATAACAGCTGTAGTAGCCCCCGATACCACTGAAGATATTATAGTATTTCCTATTTGCTGTACAAAACTCATAGCAAGTTTAGCAGTGTTTAACTTACCATTGTATATGAGATCCTTAAACCCAGTCTGTAATGTATTATTAGTTGCAGCTCCTACGGTCTGCATAGTATTAGTACTAAAGGTTGTATTCTCGTTATCGTTCCACATTCCTTGCTCTGCAAGCATTGCTGTCTGCTCCGATCCCTCATTAGTTTTAAAAGCAGCTGCAGTACTTGCGTTTTTAGCGTACCCGCCTTCAGTCTCCCCAAATAAGCTTTCTCCTGCTCCTGCCTGCCCTTGGGCTGCAGTAATAGCCTCTGGGTTCTTAATAACTACTGCGAGTCCTTTACCTTCTCCTTTAGCTTTGGCATCTGCTTGAGCTTCTTCTGATCTCTTTTCAAGTTCAGTTTTAGTAGTATTGGCTACAAGAGTTTCTAACTTAGTATTAGTTACTTCAGCTTTTAGATTCATTTCAGCTAACTTATCTGCAACTGAAGTATCCCCTGTCTGTCTGCTAGCTTCTTGCCACGCACTATCTGAATCTGTGATCTCTGATCTATTCCATCTAGTCTCTGTGTAAGCTTTTAATTGCTCCCACCAGTCCCCAAATGCCCTCTCTGTAAACCCGTCGTCTGCAATTTGGTACCCTGCAGTACCTATAGCCGCTAATGTAACTTGCGGAATCATTGCTATTTTATCTAGTAACTCAGGCGTACCTTCTGGAGTGTTATCAAATGCCCCATAACCAAACTTAGTCATAGAAGCGCCTTTGGCTTTACCAAAGTTAGGATCTGCTATACCTGTAGTCTTTCTATTATTATAATAGTCAGCACTTAGCTCATTATCCAACTTTCCGTAGTCTTTTATTGCACTAGGTAAAGACCCGTCTTTTGGAGTAATCCATTCTCTAAAGGAATCTCTTATTTGCTCTAATAAAGGTACTGCGTGGTGGTCATGTACGGAGTGTGATTTACCTGACTTAGATATATCATTTGCTTTTTGTGCAGCATCGGCTGCTTGTTTAGCTTCGGAGTTTAGCCTGCTGTTCCAGTCTAAAATTTTATCCCACCAAGATTTTTCTTCTTCCGCTACTTTAGGTACTTCATCGCCTACTACTAGTTTCTCTGTTACAGGTTCATTGTTGTACGCATCACTATTTACCAACTTTTTAATTCTTAAATACCCGTCCGTAACTATATTAGGCACAATATTAAGTTTACCTACGCCTAATATTACTCCATCCAAAGCCTTTGTATTCTTCTCTGTTACTTCGTCTGATGCGCTAAAGAAATCCTTTGTATCGTCCCACATTTTACCGAAGAAGTCCCCGGCAAAACTAGTCTGTTCTTTCTGTTTAGCTAATATTGCCTCTGCTTGTTGTTTTGCTTGGTAAGTTTGGAAGTCCTGGTTACCTGCTACAGAACCTCGCTGTGCTTGTGCAATTAGCAGTTTTAGATCCTCGAACTCAGCGCCAACAAGCCTAAGGCCTCCAGTAGGTTTATGTATAGCGCCCTCTCTTGCTTGGGTCACTCGGGAACCAAACCAATCTCTCTGGTTTGAAGGCAATGCCTCAGTGAGTTTCTTAATCTCGGCCAAAGCTGTTTGATCCCCTTTGGACACCGTCATATTCTTCAGACTGTTTCCTAACTGCTTCTGTCTTTGTTCTGGGTTTGTTATCTCTACAGATAATATTTCCTTTGAAAGTATGTCAACTTGTCTTGACATCATATTCTTAATTTCAGTTAGTGCAGACAAACGTTTCTCAGCGTCTGTCTTAGGGAAGATAGCATCCGCCCACTCGTTGCCTTTCTCGTCTCCGCCTAGCATTCTTAACCCGCCCGCAAGTAGCCCTTTATTACCAAACATCATATCTGATATAGAACTAGAGATAAAATTTCCCCCCCAGTCTGATAGTTCTTGTGCCATTGCTAGCCTAATTCTCTCACTCTGTGTATATCCATCATCAGGCTGGTCCTTCTGCATAAATACATCGGAGAGGGCTTGCCCTAAAGAGTCGGTTAACCCTGTGGACACTGCTGCGAACATATCTCTAGTGCCCCCGAACTTTGTTTCTTGCATATCTGCATCAACTTCAACTTCTAACTTCTTATATGCTAATAGTTGTTGTGCTAATTTTAATTCGTCTTTGATGCGCTTATTAGCTGCATCAATAACGTTCATTTCAGTCTCGGCCAAGTCGTTTCTAAGGTCTACTAAAGTGCTATACTCTGAGATGTGGTCCGCTTCTATCTGAATCTTGTCTAATTCTTTTCTTATTGCACTCTTTCTATCTTTTACAAGTTTACCTTCTTTAGTGGATAGAGACACCCATAACTTATAAAGTTTTTTACCGGCTGCAGTATCAAATATATTTTTGCCGAACATAAACTTCATATCCTTCAACTGCTTAGCTACTTTATTTGTCTCCCCAGACATCTCATCTAAAGATGCTGAAAACGCGTTAACTCCTGTAGTTATTGCCTGCAGTTTGTCATTAGTATAGTCTGCATCTTCAACCATACCATTGTCTTTCAACTTAGCATCCCATACCTCTAATAAAGAGATTGAAGTACCTTTAATTTCGTGGAAACGTTTTGCTAGCCCTAGTGCGATTCTGTCCGCTAATGCGATCTTAGTGTTTAAATTATCTACTTGTGCATCAAGATTCTCATTCTCTTCCTTAGTATTAGTAGCAAACTGTCTTTCCCCTATTAACTTATCTCGTTGATTTTTGAGCAACTCTTGTTCTATCTTTGCGCGTTTTTCTAATGCTGAAGTACCGTACCTATCTAACTTAAGTTTTTCTAGTGCTAATGCTTCGTTACGAGTAGCAAGAGTTAGCTCTAAGTTATACTGCTTCTCCACGTCCCCATGAGCTAATTTAGTAGCTAATGCTCGGGCTGTTTGACTCCGGACTTCTGCAAGCTGTACGTCTGATATAGAGGATAGTTTCAAGCCTCTCTCTTTAAGGATGTTCTTAAAAGACTCGCCATACAGTTGTGCATATGTTTTATGCTGTAAGTCTGAAAGGTACTTGCTCTCGGTATTAACAGCTTTTTGGAATATTGCTACATTGTCTTCCTTCTTTTTTCCAACATACTTAGAACTAGCCTTAGCATCTGCTAATCTTTTATCTGCAATATCTACCGCGGTTTGAGCCTCGTCTAATCTTTTCTGCGTTATACTACTTAAGTTTCCTTGGTCTTTATCAAAGAGGCCCTCTTTAGCTAAGGCTCTGAATTTTTCTACCGAGGATAACTTCAAATTCTCTATATCTTTGATAGACGATTTGAAGGCCGTTGCAAAGTCTTTTAAGTCGCCACCTTTTACTAAAGATTTACTAAAATTTGCTCTTTCTTGGGACAGCTTCTTGAAGTTCTCCGCCATGTTCTTAAGTAAAGTATCATGGGTTTTAGCTAGCTTATTGTATATTTTTGCTGCTGCAGTTATATCCTCGTAAAATTGAATTGCGTTTTCCCTAGACATTGACAGATTAGACTCTATCTTCTCTGCTGCGCGTGAAACCGATATTGTACCATCATTTACCTGCTCAAGAGTCTTGATGATTGAATCTGCCATACCTTCCCCGCTCTTGTTCCACTCCGTCCACGCCTTACTACCTAGGTAAAGTGCCCCCGTGACGCCCGCTATTGCTATAGTAAGTGGGAGAGCTGCAGCCATTGCACCTGCAGCCATTGTTGCCCCTGCAGCTGTTGCTGCGGTATACGAAAGGGCGGCGGTGGCGCCGCCAGCCCATGCAGCTGTTGCTGCTAACACAGCTCCTGTAGTACTTTTTATAGGCTCAGGACTCAAGGTTTTAGATAAACTATCTCTAATATTTGTGTCGTTTACAAATACGTTGTCGAACTGTTCCTTATCCATACTAGACGCCAACCCAGTCATAGCTTTAGCTACGGACTCAGCTAAACTATCCGCCAGCCCGTACCCGAATAGATCGGCAACATGATCTATAATACTACCGAACCATGCATCCCCGATTACTTCAGCGTTAATAGCAGCAGCTGCCCCAGTTAGAGCCTCATTTATACCTTCTGCAATATTTGACTTAAACTCGGATCTCTTTAAGGAGTCAGAAATAGTAGCCCCTAGATCTGCTCTTTTACCTACTTTTGCATATTTACCCAAGCTCTTTAAAGTTTCCTCTAAGGTACTTGATAGTCCACTAGCTGCTTCTGATGCTTTTCCAAAAGAATTAGATAGTCCAAGTATCATCTGGCCTATCCATTTAATCATCATTATACTACCCATAATACCAACTACAGCATTAAGAGCCTTGCCAGCACCTGTGAGGGTTGCCCCCATTAGAGCACCCAAACGTTGGGTGCGACTAGACGTGTCCCCTAACACTGTTATACTCTTTATTACGCCTTGTAGATCTTCTTTAACCTTTTTAGAGTTATTTTCCTTGGCCTCTAACTCTAGCTGGTTTAGTAGACTACTTCGTTTTGTCTTGCTAAGTACTATTCCCATGGTTTTGAAAAACCCCAGCTCATGTGTTAGGCTAGACGCGGCTCTGCCCATATTGAGGAACCCTGCTGCTGCACTTGATGCCCCTACACCCATTTGAGCAAATCTCTGGGACATATTAGATATGTTCTTAATTATCTCGGAAGCCATAGACCCTTTAGTAGCTTTAGATACTTGTACTAAGGTTGACTGCAACCTAGCTAGAACTGAATCCAGCTTCTGCATTTGGGCGATCGTTTTACCTTCCATTCCAGGAGTAGTAGCTCTATTAGTTTGAGCAGCGGTAGGCCCCCCAGCACTTTTTATACCTAGACGTATGGTTTGTCTAATAGCTTTGACCATGTTCTTCTGGCCAAATAGATCCATACCTCTCATCTTATCTTTCCAAGCTTTTGCAAATTTAGCTCCGCCCAGCTTACCCGCCGTTAGCCCCATTTTAACCATACGGTCTTGTATAGGTTTTACTTGAGCTTCTGCAAGTTTCTGCCACCCTTTCTTAGTTCTGTCTACCTGGCTTTCGTTTGCAAGTAGCGCCGCTTTCATCTTTTTTGACCAATTACCCAGCTTATTAGATACGCTATCGATCTTCTCCCCCATAGAGGAGAATACAGGGAATACAGTTCTTAATAAATTTCTACCAATTAAAGCTATTATAGCTATTAATAACCCTTTAGAGTCCGCTAGTACTGATACAAGAGGGCCAAATACGTTAGAAGCTAATGCGCCCCCGGACCTTACTAGGTCTAGTACTGAGGAGCTTAGTTGGGCGAAAGCGTTAGCTGGGATAGACGTTGCTATATCCCCAAACTTACCGTCTGTCTGCCCTAGAATTGCGTTATACCTGGCCGTCATCTTCTCTGACTCCGACAGCTCTGCGGTAGTTTTATTTATAGTCTGTGCGTACTTCTTATATACTACGTCTAACCGTATGATTACACCTAGCTCGTCCAGTATCTCTGGCTCTGCCTTTACAATACCACGGGTCAAACGATCCATGGAATCCGTCATATTTCGGCCTAAAGCTACGGAAGCAGCTCTAGCTGCTTTTGTCATCTTAGTAATCTGAGTAGCAGTTAAACCTGCAGTAGACGCTAATGCTGTACTAGTAGAGGCTGCCTGAAAATCTAGCATATACCCTGAGGCTTTTTGAACCTCTCGGGCAATTTGGGCCATGTTTTTACCTGTAGAGGCTGCGAAGGCTTCCTGACCTTTTAATAATATAGAATAATCAGCTGCTCTTTCAAGAGCAGTGTACGCTGCAGTTAGTGCAAATACACGTGCTGCGACTTCTGCGTAGGCAGGAACCAGCACGCCTTGCATTCCTTGGGATTGCTTAGAAAAGTTTTTTGAGGCGTTAGAAGACATTCTAGCGTTGCCCTTCATATTTCTATCAAGGTTGCCAGATTTCTTCGTATTATTATCGACTGCTTTATTAAGTTTGTCTATGTCTTTGGTCTTTTGTTTTAAAGAGCCTTTGTCATCAACTGTAATCTTAATATTCTTATCGTACTTTCCTGCCATTTTATTCTCTTCCGCTAAGCCTTACTAGGCCCCGTCTGCTGTTGCTGTTGTT